ATCCGGAGCGATGGACGGGTCTGCCCCATCGATCCGTCCATCGCTCCGGATGGTCTCGATCCGGTCGAGATTGTTGGCGTAGGTAATGTCGGCCGAGACCACGTAGCCGAGAACCGAGCCGTTCCGAGTAATCGAGCCGTTAAAATGGCCGAAGCGCTTCAGTTCCAGCGCGGCGGGTGTGCCAGCGTTGGTCGCCGTCCCCACCGTCTCGCCCTGCGCTACCAGCCGCGCCGTCGCGGTCAGCAGCCCCGAGCGCTGCATTTGCCAGGTGATCTGGTCGAGCACGCAGCCCGAGTACATCGCATAGCGCGGCACCTCGGGCATGCCGGTCTCGATGGAGAGGCTCGGCAACGTCCAGGCGCCCGATTGGAACTCGTGGGTCCAAGGGCCGGTGCCGGTGGTCGCCGACGCGCCGAACGCGGCCTTCAGCCAGAAGCCAAACGCCTCGGCATCGATCGGCACGACGACATCGCCATCGGCCGTCACCGCATCCTTGATCGGCGCCAGCGGATCGCGGCCGTAACCCAGCAGCTCCGAGTTCAACAGCGGCTGCTCGGCGCCGAGCGTGGTGCTGGCAAACGGCATCTTCGTGAAGCCGCTCGCGGGCGGCGTGCCATAGACGGTCTCGAACGCAAGCGCCATCTGCGCCCGCGCCCCCTGGGCTCGTGCCATGTTGGTCTCCTCGTTGTGTCGGATTCAGCCGAGCGGATCGGCCGTGGTGTAGTGCAGAACGACCGGGATCACGGCCGCCTTCAGGCTGGCCGCGCCCTCTACGGCCAAGTCCACCGGCCGCGGCGCTTCCGCCTCGACCCAGTCGCAGAGCCCGCCCAGCGTGCGTTCGGAGGTGAGAGCCGCGCCGATGCTGGCGCAAAGCGCGTCGAAGGCGCCGTCACGGTCGGCGACCTGCACGACCGCCTCGATCTCGGCCCGGTGCTGGTAGTGGTAGGCCAGCGGCGAGAGCGTCATTTCCGGCTCCCCCGGCTCGCCATCGCGCAGGATCAGCAGGCCCTCGGCCGGCACACGCTCGGGCAGCACCTCGCCGCGCAGGGCGGTGGCGGACAGCGCCGAAAGCCGCGCGTGCAGCGCGGCGAGGATGGTTTCGCGTAGGGTGGGCATGTACTCTTGTCTTGCGTTGAGGCTTTGTCGCCGTGTATTCGCCGGGAGCTTGGAAAACCGCTCGCCCGGCACAATCGGTAACAAGGCATTTCTTGCATTTTTGTATTACCTGTAATACACAATGCACCATAACGGATCACAGGTGATACGATATGCCGGCCCCAACGCTGAATGCCACGCCCGCCGTGAAGCGAGAATTGAGAACTCTGGGTACGCGCCTCAAAGAAGCGCGCGTGCTCAGACGCATGCCGATGAAGCTCGTCGCGGAACGTGCCGGGACCACCCGCAGTACTCTCTATCGCATCGAGCGTGGCGATCCCAATGTGCGGATCGGTTCCTACATGCTGGTGCTTCAGGCGCTGGGCCTTCTCAAGGGCTTCGGCGACGTTGAGGATGAGTTGGGCGACCAGCTCAGTACGGAACAACTTCCGAAACGGGTCCACCGCCCATGAGTGATATCGAGGTCTTTCTGGATGCCTATGGCGACCTGCGCCGCGTCGGCCTGCTTCGGCGGTATGCGGGCGCGCGACGGGAACGCGTGACCTATGAACACGATCCAGATTGGCTGGCCATACCGGAAGCCTTTCAATTCGACCCGACCCTTCCTCTCATACGGGGGGCCATCTCCACCCGAGGAAACAAGGAGATGTTCGGAACGCTGGGTGACAGTGCTCCGGACACTTGGGGGCGCGAACTCATGCGCCGGGCTGAACGCCGCGCAGCCGAGCGCGAGCGGCGACCAGTCAGAACCCTGCACGAATCCGACTACCTGCTTGGTGTCTCCGACCAGACCAGGTTGGGCGCTCTTCGGTTCCGTCACATGGGCGACGAGGAATTCCAGGCACCACAAACGCGTGGTGTACCGACGACGGTTGCACTTGGCGACCTCCTGCTCGCATCGCAACGAATCCTGCGTGGAGAGGAAACCGATGAGGACCTCCTTCTCATCTTCGCACCGGGATCTTCACTGGGCGGTGCGCGCCCCAAGGCGTCAGTCTACGACCAACACGGACATCTCTCGATCGCGAAGTTTCCCAAGGAAACAGACCGCTATTCCATCTCGCGCTGGGAAGCCATCGCTCTCGACATGGCCCGCGACTGCGGCATCACAACGATCGAACACGATCTCGCGCCCAGCCCGCACGGCCCGATCTTCATCACCCGCCGTTTCGACCGCACCGGCCACGAGCGGATTCCGTTCATCAGCGCCATGGCGATGACCGAACATGAAGATGGCGACGATGATGGCAGCTATCTGGAAATCGTCGATGCGATCACCGATCACGGGGCCGATCCGGTTCGCGACCGGGCGGAGCTGTTTCGCCGGATCGCGTACAGCATTCTGATAAGCAATACCGACGACCATCTGCGAAACCACGGATTCCTGTGGACCGGGCGACGCGGATGGAAACTCAGCCCCTGCTATGACCTGAACCCGGTTGCGGACGCGCCACGCATCCTGAAAACACGAATTGACTTTGATGACGCGACCGCATCGCTTCAGCTATTGCGGGACGTGGCCGAGTATTTCCTGCGCCCCACTGAAGGAGATCAGATCATCAGAGAGTGCGCCGCCGTGGCACGGACCTGGCGCACATATGCCGGGCGCAGACATGCGCCCGTTGCCGAAATCGACCGGATGGCTCCAGCGTTTGAACACGAGGATCTGGAATTCGCGCTGGCGCTTTGACCGATTGGCTCATTCTGAGCCGCCAAACTCAGATGTTGCCCGACATTTGACTTGCAAGAACGGCAACCGTATTGGCTGAACTCCGAAGCTGTCAAGGCGACCACGTTTTGATGAAACCAAAGCGGAGTTGGAGTTTCTCATGCCGCGCGAGTTCAAAGATCCTGCCCAGGTTTTGACCGTTGCAACCGGGGAAAGGAGCCCCGAAATCTGGGAGGTATCGGCGCTACCACTTGAAGACTTCCACGCATTCAAAGCCGCAGTGGAGAGCATCGGCCAACCCGTGGCAGGGTTGGCACGCGCCGCAAAAACGTCGAAAGGCGTGCTTGGGGAAGCGGATTAATCGAGAGCACGGACGCCCCCTAAGAGGTCACTCCAATCTGTTGGGCACTTTCAGTGCTTGGGCGCATTATCTGCGCCGCGCTGGATTCATCTGACCGGCACAATCACAATCTCACCTCGACCCAGTTCGCCACGATCAGCCCCGGCACGCTGTCGAGTGCCCGCTCAGCGTCTCGATCCAGGTCGAGCCGCTTGGGCAGCTTCACCTGCGGGACCAGCAGGAAGATCGGGGCGGTGACCTGGTTGCGGCCGGTCTTCGAGCGTGAGGCCACGGCCTGGCCGCGTTTGTTGATCCTTGCGCGGTCAGCAACCAGCAGACTGGGTCCACGGCGGCGATAAACGAAGCGCAGGCGCAGGCCACGGCGGCGTTCCCATTCGCCGGGAGTGATCTTGCCGCCGCGTAGGCCACGCCCGGCGGCTTCGGTCGGGATCGCAAGCCAGAAGCCGTCCTTCGAACGGATCAGCGGGCCGGTGTCGTGGGCGCCGACGATGACAGGAGCTTTGGACCAGACGAGCGCCGCTGCGTTCAGGCTCTCGCCTACCTTCGGGTAGGTGGCGAGCCGGATCGAGTTCGCGAGCCGGCGTCCGAACCCGGCGCCGGTGATCTGGCCGCGCCAGGCGGTCTTGAGCCCGGTGCCGGCCTCACGCATGGCGGCGGTCACGGCTTTCTCTCCGGCCTTCACCTCAACCGCCATGGCGGCGACGAGATCGGGCGTGATGTCGAGCTTCAGCTTCATGTTGGTCGCAAATCCACGGTCCAGATCAACCGTTCGCGGTCACGAACGGGCTCTCCCTCGATGAGGAAGGCCTCCCCCTCGATCTCGATCCGGTCTCCCGGACGCGGGCTCGGCACCTCGGCAATGCGCAGATCCAGTCGGGTGGTTTCCGACCAGAGCCGCGCCTCACCGAAGCCCGTCACGTCGTCGGGCCGCCGCAGGATGGCGCGGACCAGTGATGGCGCGCCGCCGTCGGCGGTGTAAACGACGTCGCGCGCGAGATGTGCGTCTGTGAAGAGTGCATCCAGAGCTGCGGCGAAGGCGGTCATCAGGTCCGCCGCGCCGAGCGCAACACCTGCGGGCGGGTGCAGATCGGCAGCGGGTTGCTTTCGATCTCGAGCCGCACCCATTCATCGCGATCCTGGTCCGGGATTGTGCGGGCGTAGAGCGGCAGGCCGAGCGTGTTGACGGTCTCGAAGGTGTCGGCCGGTGCGTGGTAGATTTCGAAGAGCCCCTCGACGCCTTCGGGGTAGAAATACGCCTTGTCGGTCGGCACGCCGAAGGCGGAACTGCCCCGGTAGCGGCGGAAAGTGATGCCGCCAAAGCTGACCTCGTCGGCGACACGGCCGCGCAGATCGGCCGCCGCAGCGGTGTTGAGATAGGTTTCGCGCACTTCCTTGTGGGCCACGAGATCGGCGAAGAAGGCAGAGCCACACTCGGCCCGGACCTGAACGGCGCCTGCGGCAAGTCCGCCGAGGCTATCCTCGACACTCTCGATCAGCGCTTGACAGCGTTTGCGCAGCGCCCCGGATCCGGGTGAGGAATTGTCGAGGTCGAAGTCGATCTCGGCTGCCGGCGTGATGCCGAACTCGGCGGCGTAGTCGATCACCGTGGCACCGTCCTTGGGGTCCTTCACGATACCCTGGATGCCGTTCAGGAAGTGGTACTCGAATGTGGCCTCTGCGTCCTGGCACAGTCGCCGAAGCCGGTGAGCCACCTCGGTCTGCACCTGTTGGGTGGCGGTTTCCGAACCGAAGTCGCGCACCGACTGGATCTCGGAAGCACAGAGAACGTCCTGCTTCTTGAACTGGCGACAGACGAAGGCGCGCATGTCACGCCGCTCCGGGACCTGCTGCTCATACGCCGAGCCGCGTTCGGAGAACGGGATCAGCGACAGCGTGCCGTCGCGGCTCTCGATCACCACGGTGCGGGAGCGCACGCCGCGGGGCGAGAAGAGGTTCGAGCTGGAGAGAAGCGCCGGTTTGAACGGGATGTTCTCCAGCGCGCGGGTGAGTTCGATGACCGAGAAGGCATCGGTCTCGAAGATGTCCATGGTGGCCATCGTGTTTCCTTTCGAGATTGAGGTGGATCAGCGGAGGAGAATGTCGGCCGCCAGCAGCGCCGCATGGGCAGCGTCGATTTCGGGCTGGGTCGGGGTGCCGGTGAAGACGAGGTCGTGGCGGTTGACGATGGCGGGGCCACGAATGAGCGCGACCGCTTCGACATCGCCACCGGTGGCATCGATCTTGCCCCAGAGCACGGCGACGGCTGTCTCGGTGCCGTCAAGGGCAGCGGGATCGTGGGCGGCGTATTTGCCGGAAGCGGTGATCTTGCCGAGCACGGTGCCCGGGGCAAGATCGCCGGCGGCGATGGTCACCACCTCGCGGGTGTAGTCGCGGAAGGCCTCCCAAACGAGAAAGCCTCCGGGATGGGTCGTCTCAGAGAGTGTGGGCATGTGTCACTGTCCTTTGCGCTTGAAGGTGCGGGCGATGACATCGCCCCATGGCTTGGCAGCCGGGCCCGGGCCGGGCTGCGGATGGTTGGCGGAAATGTCGGGATCGGATTTGGCACGCGCTTCGATCAGCGCCGCACGGACAGCGTCGAGGCTCGCCTCGTTCTCGAGGAAACCGGCCGCCATCTGAGGCTGGCCCGCGAGACGGCAGAGGTCGACGACGGCTTTGGCGTGCGCCATGGTCTCGGCACGGATCGCTTCCGGATCCGGTGCATCGGGTGGAGATGGCGGTTCGTCGACTGTCGCATCCGCGGCGGGCTCGAGCTCTTCGAGCGCCACCGTTTCGTACTGCACCGCCTCGACCAGGTTCGGCGGCGCATTGCGGAAGGAGGCAATGTCGAAGCGCGCCGCGATGCGCACCGGCTCGGCGATCCGGTCGGCAAAGCCCGCTTCCACTGCCTCCGCGGCATCGAACCAGGTCTCGGCCGCCATCAGCTTGGCGATCTCATCGTCGGGTTTGCCGGACTTGGCGGCGTAGCCCTTGATCAGGCTGCCGGCGATCTTGTCGAGCGCCTCGGCCATGTCACGCATGTCGCCTGCCGTGCCCATCACCAGCCCCGAAGGATCGTGGATCATCAGGAAGGCGTTCTCGGGCATGACGATTTCATCGCCTGCCATCGCCACATAGGAGGCGGCCGAGGCCGCGATGCCGTCGATGGTCACGGTAACGGCGCCGTCATGGCGCTTCAGGGCGTTATAAATCGCCACCGCATCGAAGACCGAGCCGCCGGGGCTGTTGAGACGCAATTCGAGGTTTGTGCCTGCCACCAGCGCGCCGATTTCGGCGATGAACGCCTTGGCGCTGACACCATAGGCGCCGATTTCGTCATAAATCGAGAG